TAGGGGGTTGTGGCTCTTTCTACCACCCATAGGCGAAAAAAATTATGAGCGACATGTCCGACACCCTCCTCGCTCTACGCAAAGACCCTGTGCTATTCGTAACCACATGCCTAAACGTAAAGCCTCAGAAATGGCAAGAAGAAGCCCTCCACGCGATAGCCACAAAGCCACGCATTGCCATACGCTCCTCACATGGCGTAGGGAAGACAGCCTTTCTGTCATGGGTTATCCTTTGGCTGCTCCTCACACGCGTACCCTGCAAAGTACCCTGTACCGCCAACTCTGCTAACCAGCTAGAGCAAGTCCTATGGTCAGAGCTACAGAAATGGGCGAAACGCCTACCCACAGGCTTTCAGAAGGAATTAAATTTTGCGTCTGATAAAATAACGCTAAAGAATGTGAAAGAGTCCTTTGCTGTTGCACGTACAGCACGAAGAGACTCCCCAGAAGCCCTACAGGGTTTTCATGGTACACCTGAAGTTGATGGCTCACTCTCCTTCATCGTAGAGGAAGCCTCTGGTGTTCCTGATATCGTCTTTGAAGTAGCCCAAGGCGCAATGTCTACCGAAGGCTCAAAGACAGTGATGGTGGGCAACCCCACCTCTGCCACTGGTTATTTCGCAGATGCCTTTGGAAAAAATGCCGACAGATGGCACACAATGACAGTCTCTTGCTATGACTCTGAGATGGTATCGAAAGACTGGATAGAGGACATGAAGCGTCAATATGGCGAAGACTCCAATATCTTTCGTATTCGGTGTTTGGGTCTTCCCCCCTTACAAGATGACGATACGATAATACCGATACATCTTCTCGAAGATGCAATAAAAAGAGAGGTAGAACCGCAAGAGGTACAACCCATATGGGGTGTGGATATATCACGCTTTGGCTCAGATAGATCAGCCCTTGCCAAACGCAAAGGCAATGTTTTACTTGAGCCGATAAAGAACTGGTCACAGAAAGACCTTATGGAGACAGTGGGCATAATCCTTGCTGAATATGAGTCTGTACCCTATGACCAGCGGCCATCCGATATTCTTGTGGACTCCATAGGATTAGGAAGTGGCGTTGTTGATAGACTAATAGAATTAGACCTCCCAGCACGAGGCGTAAATGTTGCCGAAAGCCCTGCCCTCGGACAACGCTATATGAAGCTCAGAGACGAGTTATGGTTTAGAGCGAAAGAATGGCTTGAGGCGAGAGATTGCAAGATGCCAGAAGACGAGACTCTTATCCATGAACTGTCATCGGTTCGCTATGGCATTACCTCAAACGGCAAGTTTAAGTGTGAGGGCAAAGACCAGATGAAGCGCAGAGGGCTAAAGTCACCAGACCTCGCTGATGCGTTTGTTTTAACCTTTGCGTCACAAGCGGTCAGAGCGAGTGGACAGAGTTATACGAGTTATGGCTATAGAAGAGAGCTTTCCTATGGCGATACAGGATGGATTGTATAGATGGCAACGACAAAAGACGTAGATAGAACCCCCTCTGGACGCATAAAGTACAGGGGCGAGAGCTTTGCTGGATTTAACAAGCCAAAACGCACCCCTAATAAGTCAAAGAAGTTTGCTGTACTTGCGAAAAAGGGCAGTGAAATAAAAATGGTGCGCTATGGAGACCCTAATATGGAGATAAAGAAGGATAATCCAGCTAGACGTAAGAGTTTTAGGGCAAGACACAACTGCGATACAGCGACAGACAAGTTTTCTGCACGATATTGGTCGTGCAAAAAGTGGTAAGGAGCAAAAAATGATGATGATGGGTCGATATAAGAAGGTCATGTCGATGGACATGAAGGAAATGCCTATGAAGAAGAAGAAAAAGACCAAGAAAAAGGCAAAAAACACGAAAAAAGGCACAATAGTCGGTAAATTTTCATCACAGGAGGTCTGATATGTACCACAAAGGCACAAAAAAGAAGAAAAAGAAGAAGGGAAGTAAGTAATGTCAGCAATTTACAAGCATACCATCCATAAAAACAAGGCTGCAAAGCCAGAACCCAAGCCAGAGCCTAAAAAAGCTGAGAAAAAAGAGCCAAAAGCGAAGAAGAAGTAATGGATGATAATGAATTTGCGACTATTCTCAAATCAGAGATAGAGCAAGCCAACAATTACTATGATACTGAGCTTTCTTCTGATCGTGTAGAGACCCTACAGTTTTATCTTGGCGAGCCATTTGGCAACGAGCAAGAAAATAGGTCAAAGGTAGTCCTTTCAGAAGTGCGTGACACCATTGAGTATCTGATGCCCTCTTTAATGAGAATATTCTGTTCTAGTGATAAGTTCTGTCGCTTTGTAGGGCGTAACGCAGAAGATGTAAAAGGTGCAGAGCAAGCCACAGAGCTTGTAAACTTTGTACTCAACAGCCAAAACAACGGCTTTACGATTTTACATAACTTCTTCAAAGACGCATTACTGTTTAAGATTGGCGCACTTAAGACATATTGGGAAGAAACAGAGACTACAGTTGAAGAGACCTACGAGCGATTGAGTCAACTGGAGTTAACCACCCTACTTGATGACCCTGCTATTGAATTAAAGTCACAGGAGGTTGTCGAGGAAGGCGTTACAGATCAGATGGGTAACCAGATACCCACCGAGCAGTATTTCAATGTTGAAGTCAAAAGACGCACGAAGAATGGCAAGGTAAAGATTGAGAATATACCCCCTGAAGAGCTTATATTCTCACGTAGAGCGAAGTCTATGGATGATTGCACATTCATAGGACATAGAACACAAGTAAAGGCTGGTGATTTAATAGAACGTGGCTATGACGCAGACCTTGTTATGTCACTTACAGGCGATAAAGAGTTAGACGATGAGTCAGAGCGTCAATCACGTTTTCAGGACATTGAGTCCAGCCCCTATGATAATGCTGTAGACCCCACCAACAGAGAAGTATTGGTGACAGAAGCGTATATCAGGGCTGATTATGATGGCGATAATGTCGCTGAACTCAGAAGAGTTATAGTCTTAGGCGATAACTACGAGATTGTAGAGAATGAGCCGTTTGACAAGATACCTTTTGCGATAGTCAGTCCGATACTTATGCCTCATAGAATGGTGGGCTTGAGTGTGGCTGAAATGGTCATGGACTTGCAGTTAATCAAGTCGCAAATCTATCGACAGATGCTGGATAATCTGTATCTAACCAACAACTCCAGAGTGGCGGTTGTGGAAGGACAGACTAATCTTGATGACCTTCTTTCAAGCAGACCAGGGGGAATAGTTAGGATGCGTGCCCCTGGAATGGTACAGCCATTAGCCGTTCCTCAACTTGGCTCTCAAGCGTTTAATATGCTTGAGTATGCAGACCAGATAAGAGACCAACGTACAGGCTTTTCTAAAGCCTCTCTAGGGCTTGACCCAAAGCAGTTACAGTCAACATCAACCAACGCTGTTAACGCCACTATACAAGGCGCACAGCTAAAGATAGAGATGATTGCTCGTGTCTTTGCTGAAACTGGTGTTAGGGATATGATGTTCAACATCCTACACCTTATCCAGAAGCATCAGGACAAGGCCGTAACGATACGATTGCTGAATGAATATGTGGATATTGACCCACGAGCCTTTGCGAATGAGTATGATTTAGAGGTCTCTGTTGGTCTTGGTAATGGCGAAGAAGACCAGAAAGCAGCGATGCTGGTACAGATTGCCAACAAGCAAGAGCAAATGCTGAGAGAATTAGGTATCAACAACCCTGTGGTAAAGCCATCACAGTACGTTAACACGCTCAAGAAGATAGCAGAGATGGCTGGGTTTAAAGATACGGACCAATTCTTCAGTAGCGGTGAGGCGTTAGACCAAGCGGCTGAACAAGCCCAACAGCAACCAGAGCAGAATATTGAACTTCTAAAGCTACAGGAAGAGTTGAAGCTAAAGCGTGAAGAAATGGAGGCCAAGATCGCCCTTGAGAGAGAAGAGATGTTGGCAAAGATCGAGCTACGCAAGTTTGAATTTGAGGCTGAACTTACACTTAGACAACAGAAACTTGCATTAGGTGGTGATATATCAACGAACCTACCGACAGCCCAATGACAGACCTAGAAGACGAGCGTCACAGAGGCGCAAGGGCTAACGCCATAATGAGTGACCCATTGATGATTGAGTCATTCAAGACATTAAAAGACAACTACTTTGATGCGTGGGCAAATAGCCTACCTACCGACACAGCAACGAGAGAGCATTGCTGGAATATGTATAACGCCATTAAAGAACTAGAAGGACAACTGGATTCTGTCATTAAGACAGGAAAATTTGCAGACAGACAATTAACAAAAGGAGTTTAGGATGCAAGACACCCCTAGCAACCCTCAAGAGGGAACTGGGAACTTATCGCAAAGTGATGCGGTAAACCTATTATTGGACACGAATAGCCCTTCCGAAGAAGTAAGCGAAGTCCAGCCAACAACCGAAGTGGAAACTGAAGAAGTTGAGGCGGTTGAAGAACAACCAACCGAAGCAGAAGCAGAAGAAACAGAGGCAGAGGAAGTCACCGAAGAAGAGGTCGAAGAGACCGAACCAGAAGAGACCCTCTACAGAGTGAAAGTGGATGGTGAGGAGTATGACGTTAATACTGAAGAACTTATCAAAAACTATCAACTTGAAAAATCGGCTCAGAAAAGACTACAAGATGCTGCGGAACAACGAAAGCAGTTAAGCAGTAAGGAAGCGTCTTTAGAGCAAGAGCGTCAGAAATATGCTCAAGTCCTACAAGTGTACGAACAACAGTTAGCACAACCTCAACAGGCAATGAGTCAGGAACAGTTAGCGCAACTGAAAGCCGAAGACCCCATTGCGTATAATACGTATTTGGTTGAGGAACAGCAGAGACAAAGCAAACTTCAAGCGGTTCAACAAGAACAGCAAGTCCTTAAGTCTCAAGAACTGGCAAAACAGGCTGATTTACTGCTTGATCTAATCCCCTCATGGAAAGATCAGGGTGTAGCAGCCAAAGAAAAAGGCGAATTAGTCGGTTATTTACGAAATCAGGGCTTTTCGACTGATGACATAAATAATGCGACTGATGCAAGGATAGTAAACATGGCACGAAAAGCACAACTTTACGACAATCTACAAAGCAAAGCGACTGTCGTGAAAAAGAAAGTGGTTACTGCGCCTAAGATGGTGAAGGCTGGACAGCCAAAGCCACGTACAAATGTACCAGACAAGGCAAAGAAGGACGCTTGGGCAAAGCTTAAAAAGACAAACAGTAGAGATGCTGCTGTCGAATATCTTTTAACCAAGTAGCTATTTAGGAGTAAATAATATGGCAACTTTTCTAACTTCAAATGCGGTTGGAGAGAGAGAGGACTTATCAGATGTCATCTATCGGATTGACCCTGATGAGACCCCTGTTTTTTCTAACGCACAAAAAGAAACAACAAAGGCTGTAACGCACGATTGGCAAGTCCAAGAGTTAGCAGCAGCAGCCGATGATAACTATGTCAATGAAGGGGCTGACTATTCCTATGTCAATCCAACAGCGACTACAAGGCTATCAAACGTTCACCAGATTTCAGCACAGGCTGCAAGTGTCTCGAATACCTTAGATACCGTCGACAAGGCAGGGCGCGATAGAGAAACAGCCTACGTAAAGATAATCAAGTCTCTTGAGCAAAGAAGAGACATTGAAAAGTCTTTATTTAAGAATGAAGCAAAGTCAGCTTCAGACCCAAGAAAGACAGCAAAGTTCTTGTCCTACATGAGTAATGTTGTTCTTGAGTCTAACTCTGCGGTGGCTTCAGGTACTGACGGCTCAAATGCTGCTACCATGTCAGGCACTAACGATGCGCTTGAGTTGGCTGATATTGAAAGTGCAATGAAGTTAGCGTATGACGATGGTGGACAACCAGATATGCTTGTTCTAAGTCCTGCTAACAAAGTAGCTTTCAGCAACCTTTCTTCAGGTTCAGTTGTAACTAATCAGTTGCATATGACAGCACCAGCCGAAGCTGCAATAGTGGGGAGTGTGTCCTTGTTTTTAACGGATTTTGGAACTCTAAACGCTGTTATTGATAGAAACGCAACAAACACAGAAATACTTCTCTTAGACAGTGACTACTACGCAATCGGTCACTTACCAGGCAGAATGTTTAGTGTGTCTGATGTAGCACCTACTGGAGATGCAACAAAGTTTGCAATTATTTCTGAGTATTGCTTAATCAATCGTGCGCCAAAGGCTCATGCTGCGATATTTGATTTAAATACATCATAATTATAATGGTTGAGGGGGTGAAAGCCCCCTCTCCTCTTGAGGATATAATGAGAAAAGTTTTACTAAGTCAAAATCCCCACACAGGGAAAAAAACATGGATTGAAGACACTGTTGATGGTCTTCAGGTAAACACACAAGTCAACGTGTCTCCTGTGCTTGATTTCGCTAAAAAACAAGAGGGAGAATATCGGTATGGGTCGTTGATTGGGAACACCCAAAAACATCAACAGAAGATAGCTGAAATACCAGCACCTTTATTTTTTGAATTACAGAAGAAGTTTGGTCACTTCAAACACAACAAAAAGAAGTGGCTAAAATGGCTACAAGACCCTGAGAACAAACACTTTAGAACGACTGGCGGTCGATTAACATGAGTTTAGATACCTACTCTAACCTACAGACTTCTATAGCTAATTTCTTAGCAAGGGATGATTTAACAACCAATATCCCTGACTTTATATCATTAGCAGAAGCCAGAATGTCTAGGGAGTTAGATACACGATCACAGGAGACTTCTACAACCATATCAACTGTAGCTGGCACAGAAAGCTATACTTTGCCTACAGACCTACGTGAGATACGAGTAGTAAAGCTAAACAACAACCCAAACAGGGTTTTAGATTTTACAACTCCAGATAGTTTTTACAGGACACATAGTTCAGAAGGGCAAGGAACACCAGTATCTTATACGATAATAGGCTCTAATATTCACTTGCGGCCTATACCTGATGCAGTGATTACGCTAGAGGTAATATTTGGTAACGGCATAACTGCCCTATCCGACTCTAATACAAGCAACACAGTACTATCACGCCATCCAGATTGTTATTTATATGGGTCTTTAGTTGCGGCACACACCTTTTTAATGGATGAGGCGAGAGCTACACAATATGATGCGTTGTTTAGCAGAGCCATGACAGAAGTAAAAAGAGATACACAGCAAGCACGTTTTGGTGGTGGTGCGTTAACTATGAAACAGGATTTCGGTGCTACATGATACCTTTTGGAGAGTGGCTACCTGACCAAGCCCCATTGAACTCTAGTGGTGCAACAGTGGCTACGAATGTCATAGCTGCTGCAAGAGGATACAGACCTTTCTTGGGATTAGCGACTTTATCACAAGCATCTGATGCGTATTTACGAGGATTCTTTGCGACTATTGATAGTGGTGGCACAGTACATTTATTTGCAGGAAACGCTACAAAGCTACTTAAGTTTAATGCTGGAACAGCAGCTTTAGACGATGTAAAGAGTGGAGCATACACGTTAGCAAGTGACGATCAATGGCAGTTTGTGCAGTTTGGCAATAGTGTCTATGCAGCAAGTGGATTGAGTAATTTGTTGCAAAAATACACACTTGGGTCTTCTAGTACCTTTGCCGATGTATCTGGCTCACCAAAGGCTAAGTTTCTCGCTGTTATACGAGACTTTGTAGTGACAGCGCATAATAATACAAGCTCTACGAACAACCCTTTTCGTGTGCAGTGGTCACAGATTAACGATGCGGATACATGGACAGTAGGGTCTAACCAAGCTGACTTTCAGGATATACCTGATGCTGGTAACATCACTGGCTTAGTTGGTGGTGACTTTGGCGTTGTCTTGTTGGAGCGAGGTATTGCTAGGATGCAATATGTAGGCTCTCCTTTGATCTTTACCTTTGATATGGTGGAGACAGGACATGGGTGCGATATACCAAACTCTATATCAGCACTTGCGCCAACTCAGGTATTTTATTTAGCGTCCGATGGCTTCTTTATGTTTAATGGAGAGCGATCAATACCGATTGGGGCTGAAAAGGTAGATACGTTTTTCTTTGATGACTCATCACCACATCACTTAGATAGATTGAGTTGCAGTATAGACCCAATCAATCAGGTAGTGGCATGGAGTTATGTATCAACAGAAAGCACTGATGGCACACCTGATAAGATAATAATGTACAATTATTCTGTGGGGCGTTGGTCATTAGCACAACTAGACCATGAATTTATAGGAACGATAATAGCTCCTAACTTTACACTTGAGGCTTTGGCTACGATATCCAGTAGCTTAGACGCATTGGGTACGTCTTTGGACTCACGTTTCTTTAGAGGTGGTCAGAGTGCCTTTGCCGCAAGTTCTAGTAGTAAGATTGCGTCTTTCACAGGAGATGCGTTGGCTGCAACATTGGAAACGGCAGAGTTTGAGCCAGCAAAACTAAAGAAGTCACTTGTAAAGAGTGTTACACCCTATGTTACATCGAAAGATGTAGCTCCTACCCTCACTGTACAGGTGGGGTCTCGTTCTCGACAGATAGATACTGTTTCTTTTACTGCGTCTGCCAACCTGAACACTGATAACTTTGTTCCAGTTAGAAGTAATGGTCGCTATCATAGAGTGCGAGTAAATGCTAGTGGTGGTACTTGGCGTTATGCGTTAGGTGTGGATGTTGAGACAGCTAGTCTAGGAAGACGCTAATGGTTGATTTTAACTTTCTGCGTTTACCTCAGTCTGGGGGAACGCCTAGAGAGGTTAGTAGTGCCGTAAATTTACTGCTCGAAGGCAAACTAAACTCTACTGGGTCTTTTACGTTAACGGCAAGTACCACAACAACTACAGTCACAGATTTAAGGGCTAGTAGTGATAGCGTAATTTTATATAGCCCATTGTCTGCAAATGCGTCAGCAGAAGTAGGCAACGGCACAATATTTATATCTGCACGAAATAAACAGAATTTCGTTGTAACACACGCGAACAACGGACAAACGGACAGAAACTTTATGTATGTAGTTTTGGGATGAAATTTTTGCCTGTTCCAGTGGAATATCTGGATGAGAAATGGCAATACATCAAACCTATACTCAACAAGGCTGTATGCTTATCGCCTCGCAAGATAGACATTGAGGATGTGTATACGGCAAGCAAACAAGGGGCATACCTTGTTTGGACGGTTGAGGAAGAGGATAAGGTGATTGCCGTTGTTACAACACGAATGGTCTTCTATCCAAAAGGCTACGCTATGGCGTTAGACTTTGTGGGTGGTGGACGCATGAAAGAATGGATTGAGTTGGTTTTATCAACTCTTGAGGCTCACGCCAAACACAACAAATGTATCCATATGGAAGGGTTTGGTCGTAAGGCGTGGGATAGATTTATCAAAAAATTCGGCTGGTATCCAGCACATATAACTTATCATAAGGACTTATAAAATGGGAAAAGGTGGAGGTGGCAACACCACAGTACAAACGCAAGAAATACCTGATTTTGTAAAAAATATGGTTCAGACAGGCTTTCGAGAAGCTCAAAACTTTAGACCAAGTTCAAATGTTGTGCCTGAAATAGCTGGTTTTACGCCAACACAAACAACATCACAAAACCTTATTACTGACCTTGCTACCAGTAATCCTTTAGGAACGTCAAAGACAGCACTTGATAACATAATAACTGGACAATTTAATGTATCTGACCCTCTGCAAAGAGTGTTAGATGACACAATATCAAACACTGTAAATAACATAACATCGCAATACTCTAGTGGTGGTAGACTAGGCTCTGATGCTTTTGGAACAGCTATTGGCGAAGGTATTGCTTCAGGTGTTGCGCCTACGTTAGCTAATGCAATGGAAGCAGATGCGTCACGAAAACTATCGGCTATAGGTATGACTCCTTCAATTCTAAGTTCTGATCTTGGCTTACTTGGTGCATTATCAAGTGTTGGCTCAGAACAGAGAGCTTTAGATCAGGCACTTCTCAATAGACCTTTTGAGATACAAAGCGCAAGAAATGTTGCCGATCAACAAAGAATTAACAATATTCTTTCTGCTATTGGGGCAAACACAAACACTGGTGGAACAACTACTAAAGACGTTACAAATCAAGTATCTGCTGGAGATCAAGTTGCTGGTACTGTCGCAACAATAGCAGCCCTAGCGTCTTTGTCTGACAGAAGATTAAAAGTTGATATTAAAAAGATAGGTACACACTCTACAGGACTTAATGTCTACGAGTGGGAATGGAACGCAAAGGCTTTTGTTTTGGGTCTTGATAAGCACCCACGCAAAGGATTTATAGCGCAAGAAGTACAAAAGGTATTCCCTGATGCCGTAGTCGAAGGCTCACATGGATACTTAATGATTGATTACTCCAAAATCAGAGAGGTTGCTTAATGGGTCTTTTAGATGCAATTCAAAATTTTGGTTCTAAGGTACGTACAGCTTCACAGCCTTTCTTAGATGTTTACAATACACCTGAGTTTCAACAACAAATTACGTTGGGAACAAGTCTGTTAGGTGGGGCTGGAGTACCAGCTTCTATACAAGCAGCAAATAAAGCTGGGTTATTGGCTCAAAATACACAAGACCTGAAAAGACAAAGAGAAGCGATTGGTCTTCTTGAACAGCAATTTGCAAATAATCCTAGAATGTTGGGGCTTTTACAAGCAAACCCAACAGGGTTTATAAGGGCTATGACGGCAAAGGAGTTGATGCCAAAAGACAGTTTTGAGCTTGTGCCTCAAGATGATTTACCAGAGTCTTTAAGAGGTACAGGCGTTTTTCAGCGAAATACACGAACTGGCAAGATTTCTTCTATAAGCAACACAAACAACACTGGTATTGGCTTACTTACTTCTGATCAGCTAAATCAATTAGTACCACAGACCCAAGATAAAATTAAAGAAGTAGAGCAAACTGGATCAAGTATTAATGTTCCAACTGCTGCTGGTGGTGACATTGGAGGAATGGGAACAGACTTTTTAAATGCTGTGACTGGTTTGTTTGGAGGTAGCTTCAGTAAAGAACGAGAAAAACAAAAGGCTATTATAAATCAAGTTAATAACAGTATTAAACAGCCTCTTGTAAAAGCCTTAAGCGATAAAGGTAGTGTCTATACGCAAAAAACTATTGAACAAATACTTCCTCAACCGTCAGACAACAATCAAACATTTGTCGAAAAATCAAAAGCATTAGTTCCTGAGTTACAATACACACTAAATAATCTTAAAGCAGAAATGCAGTCTGCCAAAAGTACAGCAGAAGTACAGCAGTTAAGAAGTCAATTTAATAAAATACAGGAATATATAGCAAATGTTACTGTGGCTATTAACGATTACGAAAGTGGTTCAACTACTAATAACTTGCTTAATCAAGCTGATGAAATTGTAGGAAGTGCTGAGTAATGGCTGACATTAGAAAAGCCACGAAGTACGCTGAATGGCTAACACAAAACCAAGATAAAAGAGGTACAGACCAGTATGATACAGTCAGAAAAGCCTATCTTGAAACAAGACCATCAACAGGCATGGAAAAGACAGCAGCCGTTGGAAAAGGAATCAATGTCGGCTTGGCTGATGTTTTTGGCGCTCCTGTTGACCTCATAAATCAGTTACCAAGAGTACTAAACATATTGCCTGGAGAGCAAGGGTTTCAACCCTTTAGTGAACAGCCTATTGGTGGCTCAAAGTCTCTAAGAAAACTTACGAGTCTACTTGATGTTGGCTATGATGATATTCAAGACTTGCCCTCTTCTCAAAGACCTTTTGCGGTGGGTGGAGAGACATTTGGTCAGACTACAGGAACAGTATTACCGTTTATGGCTGCATCAAGAGGTGTGTCGGCTGTAGACGCAATAAATACAGCAATACCAAAAAGAAATGTGCTTACGGAAACGGTTAGTGATTTAGTTAAAACACAAGCAAGAAACCCAGCCCTTGCTGCGTCAATTGAGGGTGGTTTAGCTACTGCTCCAAGTATTGCTGCTGGAATTGCAGAAAAAGTAGACCCATCTGATGCGACAACACGATTATATTCTGAGCTTGGTGCAGCGTTTACGCCTGTTGTGATAGCAAATTCAATTCCAAGTCTTATAGGCTCTGTCAAAAGAGCTTTAGAAACTAGACTACCTCAAGGAGTGGAAAGGCAAGCTGCTGAAGTTGTGCAAAGACAAGTTCTTAATGCTGGTCAAGAACCAACATTACTTGCACAGGAATTAAGAGCATCTCCTGATGCTGGAACGTCAGGTCAGATCACAGGAAGTAAGCCACTTCTTGAGATTGAAAAAGAATTAGTAAATACAAGCAGTGCTTTCAATCAAGAAATAGGAGAACAAACACAAAGGGCTATCAACGAGCTAAATCAAACTTTCAGAACGGCTGTAGCTACAGGAGACCCAGATGTCGTTAGAACGGCTGCTCAAGCACGACAGGACTTTCTAAATACTGCTTTGACAACAAGAGTCAAAGAAGCAGAGCTAAAGGCATTAGATATAGAGCGATCAACACTTCCAAATGTTGATAAGATGGAAGTAAATAAGCAAGCAAGAGATATACTTGAGAAAGAGCTTTCTATAGCACGTAAGACAGAAAGAGAGTTGTGGACGGAGATAGATCAAAAAGCCCCTGTTGAGGCTAATAAGACCTTAGAAATACAAAAAGACATCATTGAGAATGACTTACCTCCAGGGGGTAAACTCCCACAACCAGTAAGAGCGTTAGTCAAGCAAATCAAAAAAGGAGATGTAAATAAAGACCTAGAGAAAGGTCAAACAATAGCTGGAGACCTTATCAAAACAAGAAGCATTTATCTAAGGTTACGAACTGAGGCTATTGCTAATAAAAAGTTCAATGACGCAAGAATATATAAAAGAATGACAGACGCTATGTTGGATGATTTAGATGTAGTCGTTGGTAAAGAAGCTCAGATTGCACGAAAGTTTTCAAAAGACCTGAATGACAAGTTTACCAAAGGGTATGTCGGAAAGACGTTAGGTTATGATAGAGATGGTAGTATTTCTGTTGCGCCTGAAAGAACACTAGAGACAGCATTATCAGGGTCTGATGTTCAACAATCCCTTAATCTAGGGGCTTTACAAAGGGCTGCTGGTTCTCAGTCAGACCAAATGGCTGATTTACAAAGTCAGTTTATTAAAAGATTAGCTAGTGAAACTTCAAATTTTGATGGAAGCATCAACCCTCAGACACTTGAGACTTTTATTAAGAATAATAGGCAAACACTACAGTCACTCAATCTTGAGAAAGAGTTAGCAGATGTTGCATCAGCTAATCGTTTTGCAAGTAGAGTAAAGGAAGTAGCTCAAAAAGGCAGTGCTTTTGCAGCAAAGAAATCAACAGCAGCAAAGGTTCTTAATTCAAACAATGTAAATGATGTAATTAAAACAGCTATAGCATCGCCAACAAGAAAACAGTCTATAGATAATCTTGTGATACTGGTAAACAGAGCCAAGCAACCAGAAGCGTTTGAAGGGTTGCAGTATGGTATATATCAATATTTATTAGATGCTGCGACTACATCAGGTGGTCTTGTATCAGGGAGACGGTTAAATCAACTGCTACAAGTAAGAAGTGGCAACGAGACACTTGAACAGACGCTAAGAAGAACAGGGATATTTAAAGAGCCTCAGATAAATAATATTAAGAGGCTAATAACCAAATCAACACAGTTTGAAGACTCATTAGCAAATACAGCAAGAGCAAGTGAATTACTTGGCGGTGAGGACTTATTCTTTGACCTACTTCTTAGAATTGGTGGTGCAAATATTGGTGGAGCTAGTGGTTTAGCTCAAGCTGCTGGTGCGCCTTTAGTATTAGCTGGTGCTGGTGTCAGAACAGCTAAAAAGATATTTGAGCAAGTGCCAAAGCTTAAAGTACGAAATGTCCTTGCTGAAGCTATAAAGAACCCAAAGCTGATGGCAACGCTATTAGAGAAACCAACAACACTTGTAGCAAGAAAAGCACGACTTAGACGATTGAACGCCATACTTATTCAAGCTGGCATATTTGATGGTAGTGAAATATTGGAAGAGGAAAACTAAATGGCAAAGAATAACATCACACAATTTGATTCTACAGACTCAAGTAACACGGAAATAAAAGGTATTGACATATCCGAAGGAATGAGCCCAGCCAATGTGAACAATGCTATAAGGGCACTTATGGCAACGCTAAAGGACATGGACACAGGGGCTACCTCCCTCACCTCTCCTTCAGGCACAAATATTACTGCGACTACTGCTCTAAAGACTCCAGCGATACAATTTACGGATGGTGATGCAGCTATATCTATCGCTGATGGTGGTGGCGTTACAGCTAATAACTTTAGCTCTAGTGGTGTAAATATTGATGGTGGTGCTATTGATGCTGTGACTTTAGGCACAAACTCTGCGGTCACTCAGGCTGTTATAGATAATGTCAATATAAATGGCTCTACAATAGGGCATACAAGCGATACAGACCTTATGACAGTCTCCAGTGGGTTGTTAACTGTCGCTGGTGAAGTGTCCATGACAACGCTAGATATAGGGGGTACAAACGTAACGGCTACAGCTACAGAGATAAACATTATTGATGGTGATGCGACTGTAGGAACGACAACGCCTGTAGCTGGTGATGGGATTGTAACGAATGACAATGGTACAATGCGTCAGACAAGCGTTGACACGTTTGATACATACCTATCGCAAAGCTCCAAGACACTTACAAATAAGACAATAGACGCAGATAGTAATACTGTGTCTAATCTTGAGGTAGACAATCTAAAGAGTGGTGTTCTTGATACAGATTTAGCAAGTGTATCCTCAAGCCATGATACAATTCCTTCTGCAAAAGCGACAAAAGAGTTTGTTGAGACTTCAGCAACAGCTAGTGCAAATTCAGCTACAGCCAGTGCGAATAGTGCAACAGCAGCAGCAAATAGTGCAACGGCTGCCTCTAATGCTCAAGCTGCTGCGGAAGCTGCCCTAGATACATTTGATGACAGATTT